TCGTTGTCGCCACAGACGTGGGCAGTTCCCGCCGTGGCGTGGTCGGCCCAGGTGTAGCCACCCCCCACGTTCGGCTCGGTAAGGCGGTTGGCGACCTGCTCGGTTCCCCCGGTGACGGTATTGCCACCAACGTCCTCCTCCAGGTCCAGTTTCATTTCGGCGTCCTCGTCCTGGCTCATGTAGGTTTTGCAGCCGGTCAGGGCGTCGGCGTCGGGGTTCACCAGGAAGACCTTCTCATAGAGCTTCTTGGTGGCTCCGCCAGCGGCCTCGGCCTTGGCCTTGAGGAAGACAGCAGCCGCACCGCGCTCCCCTGCGGGGATGGTGAACTTCTCCGCTGGCGCACCACCATTGTACTCGGAGACGGTGATGACTCCGACCGCATCGGCGGCCATCTCGCACTTGCGCATGTGGAGATACTCGTTGGTGGTCTGGACGTGGGCCGCGCCGTTGAGCGCCACGACCTCCTGCACCCAGGTGCCGTCGGCCTTGTAGCCCGCCACGGTCACGTTGCAGGTGTCACCTGCGTTGTCGGAGACGAAGTCCAGCTTGTCACCTGCCCCACCACCCAGGCTGTCACCGTCCGCACGGGCCAGCCACCGCATCTTGCGGTCAACTGCACCGCCGGATGTGGAGACATCATCCTCAGGCCTGTTCTGACTGAGGTAGAAAATGATGGTAGCCATTGCACGTCAACTCCTTTTGAGTTTGTATGCGCACGAAGCCACGATGAAGTCGGTGTGGGGCACCACACCCATCGTGGTCACTTCGATGATTCCCGTGTCGTCCTCAACCTCAACAACCCGACCGGACTGCTGGACCCCGTGCACGTCCGAGTAGTCAACCAGGTCACCTGCGCGGATGGTTCGGCCCTCAGCATCCTCGACGGTCATGTCTCACCAACTCCAGCAACTTCAGGCTCGTGATAGAAGCCAAGTTAGAGCGCGTTTCAGGTGCCTCATGGGGCTGGGGGCCATCTCACAATTCTCTAGGCCTTAGAGCGCGTCTTTGACTTCGACTTCGACTCTTGCTGCCTGCGCTCTTTCCAGCACTTGGAGACTCGCCTGAACTCGTCGCCCAGTATGAACGTCCACATCTCGCCGACCAGGGCGAAGGCCATCCCCACGAATAACGCAATGGGGCCTGAGCCGCGTATGAGGGCGGTGGTAACACCACTCGGACTGTTGCGGATGTAGAGCGTGTGCGGCTCCGCCGACTCGGACGAACGCTCCCACGCCAGCTCAACGTCAGGCTTCAAGGCCCGTGCGAAATCCTCGAACTCCTGCCAGGCCTCCTCGTCGCCGAAGGCCATGCGCACAGCGCGTTCGGCCATCGTGGTGAAGAAAGGTGGCTGCTGATTCATCGCACCATCGTGTCCTCTTCGAGCAGGATGACGATGATGCTCCAGGCCCCCAGGGTCTCGGCCCCGTAGCTGAACGGGAGGTCTCCTCCGGTCATCAGCCCAGCCCCATAGCTGAACCGCAACTCACCCTCCTGCACGGCGTCTGCGGTGTAGCTGAAGGCCAGCTCGCCCTCCCGGACAGCATCGGCCCCGTAGCTGAACTTCAGCGCCCCTTGTCGGCCCGCGTCCACACCATAACCGAAGGCCAGCCTGCCCTCCCTGCCATCTGCGCCGTAGCTGAACGGAAGCTCACCCTGGGCACCGACACCGTAGCTGAAAGGCAGTTCTCCACCCCGACCTACTCCGTAGCTGAAGACCAGCGCACCCTCCCGCCCAACACCGTAGCTGAAGGGGAGCAGGCCGCCCTTGCCAAACTCTCCTGTGGCATAACTGAACTCCAGCTCGCCAGATTTGGTGGGCGGGGCGTAGCCGGTCAGCACGGTGCAGAAGATGCTGAAACCAACCTCCTCCGCAATAGGCTCCACCTCAGCCGGGTCAGGCCAGCCGTCGTAGGAGGTGCCGTCACCGTCAATCCAGCCCTGGCCACTCTCTGTGTCATACGCCAGGTCCAGGTCATCCGAACTCGACCACACCGCGATGACATAATGGGTTGCATCGGCTATCGGCGGTCGGCTCTCGGCAGGGAAAGGGAACTCAACCCAGCCCTCGTAACCAGCAGCCACCTCTACCTCTTCGGTTACTCCCACCAGGGCACCGGCGGGCGTGTAGAGGGCGGCCTTGGCCGAGCGTGGCCCTCCTTCGTTCAGGCTTACCGTTGGGGCGGGTGGTACGCCCAGGCCAGTCGTGGACCACGGGTTAGCAGGCAGGCCTGCGTTCAGGTCACCCTGATAACGCTCGTCACCACCGCCTAGCGAGTCGTTTAGCGCCCACCAACCACCGCGTAGACCCCGTTGTAGGTCCCATCCCCCGCGCCCTCGACCAGCCACCCTCCTCCCGCTCCTGTGGTGTTGCGAATGTAGGCGCTGATGCTCAGGCCCTCGCCCGCCCCACAACTGATGGCTCCGGCACCCACGAAGAGGCGGAAATCAGACCAGCTTCCCCCCTGCGTCTCCTCTCCGAAGTTGCAGGTCTCCTCGCCAGTCTCATAGTCCACGTAGATGCTGTAAAGCCAGTTCTCAGCGCCCAAGTGAGCCGGGTCGGGCCACCCATCGTAATCGTTGGCCTGCGTGTCGTACTGGCCCGCTCCACCAGACTTGCAGGCAATCTCCGGCTGCTGGTTTGGGCCTGTCTCCTCCGCCCAGACCACAAGCACATAGGAGTTGCCCTCAGTCACCACCGGCCTGTTCTCAGTTGGAATCGTCAGGCATTCCCATCTCTCAATCAGGCCCATGATGGGCCGCTCTTCCGTCTCGGCAAGCAAGGTCCCGTCTTCCTCGTAAATCGCCCCCTTGATGTGAATGACTCCGGCATCGTTGTAGAGCCAGAAGAAGTGCAGATGACTAACGAGGCCGGTGCTAGGCGCTACGAACTTCCCACCCCTGAAATGGTGGAAGACGAAGTGGCGGTCGCCGATTGTCCGATTTCCAAACCAGGCCATCGTTCAGTTTTCCTTCTGGAGCATCCCGCCGCTCAGGATGTGATACCACTTCTTCGGCCACCAGCCGTCACGAGTCCACTCACCCTCGGACATTGCCGACTTCATGTCAATGTCGCCGACCGCGATGGTGCCCGGCGATGGGTGAAAACCCAGCATTGCGCCGTGCGCGGTGCGCTTGCGAGGCTCCGCGATTGTCAGGATGGTCTCTCGGATTGCGGATGAGGCATCTCTGCCTTCGGGCATCAGGGACTCACCTCAGCCAGCATCTGCAAGTACCTCTCGTACTTGCGGTCGAGTCGAATCAGGTCGTGCGAATCTTGGTAAAGAGCAGTTGCGACGGCGAGGGGGAGGTGGCTGCCACAAAGCGCGAATTGATAGATGCTACCGTGTGGGTGAACTCTTGCCTTTGTGTCAGAGACAGTTTGGCACCAGCCGCGCACAGCCTCCATCATAGCTTTGGTGCCACTCCAACGAACATGCCACTTCCCACCGCTTTTGAAAATCGTGCCGTCACCGTCGAAGACACCCCGCCAGAAGTGGGACCGGAGCCTCTCAGGGAGGAAGTCAGGCGGCTTGAGAGTGAGGCTCTTTCGAGGAGTAACAGCGTGTCGGGTGAGGTCGAAGACAAGCTGGGCACTAACAAGGGAAATCTTAGACTGAGTCCCACCCTTTGCAGGGTGTATCAGATAGTCGCTGTCCAGGCAGTCGAGGAGCTTCTGAAGGTAGCCTTTGTCCCCAGCAGTCAGGCTGACATCAACCCTATTGTTCTTCGGCAAAACACAACCATCTGCTCCAAGAAAGCCCAGCCAGTAGGCACGGTCGGGGGTGTTGACGTGCTCGAAGTAGGCATCGTCCACCTGGGGTTGTCTTGGGCTACCAGTATGTCGAGGCCTCGCTTGAATACCCTTGCGCTTGAGGATGTTACCGACAGTCGCTTGGCTGAGGTCAACAGCCTCACCAACCTGCTCCTGAGTTTGACCGGTCAGGTAGAGTTGAGTCGCTTCGGCTTCCTGCTCAAGTGTGACGGGAATGCCTCTGGGCATGGTCAGACACTCACCTCGATGGGCTTGCCCTCGCGGTCCAAGACTTGGGATAGCTCCAGCGTTTGACTATAGCGCCCACCCTCAAAGCGCCAGTTTTTGCGCGTGACTCGCCAGACGTGGGTGGGGTCTATGTCCATCTCGTCGAACTCGACCCGCGCGAAATCGTCTGGTTTGACCTCAGGACGGCCCTCCAGGACGACGACGATGGTATTCCGCAGTTCCATCCGCCGCCGGAAGAGGCGGTTCGCCACCTGCCGTATCTCGTTGGCGTCGTCAATGGTCTCAATCCTCCACCAGTCCTCACCGATGAAGTCAGGCGAGGTCGAGTCCATCATCGAGGCATCATCAAAAAGGACCTTGGACTGCGCCTCCCACCCACTTCCCTTCATAGCCACCAGCACGTTGAAGAAGTCTTCAGGGGTCTCGGCCTTGCGGAAGTCGAAGATGGTCTCCTCAGCAACCCCCGTGTCCTCGTCAATCACCAGGGTGACCTCATTCTCACCTGTCTCGAACGAGCCTTTCGACGCAACCTCCAGCCCCTTGCGCAGGAAGTAGCAGCCTTCGATGTTGCGCGGACCCATCACCCAGTTCTTTCCATCCTCACTCAGCACAGCCGTCTCCATCTCCATCGCCATTGAAGCGTAGCCCCATTGAAGGTTCTTGGTCTGGCAAATTTCATCCAGCATCTCGATGAGTCCGATGTCCGGCCCGAACTGGAGCAGCCGCTGCCCTTCACCAACCGGCAGGTAGAAGTCCATCCAGTTGTCCAGCGTTTTGCTGACGATGTGCAGGTCCCGGTGGTGCATCACCATCTCCTCAGGGACGCCACCGCGATTCAGGATGTGCTCGAAGAAGCTGGGCTAGGGCCACCCGTGCCCCTCGGTGGCTCCGGTCTGGAATGGGTTCGGGTAGGGGTAGACATCATTGCACACGGGCCAGCCCTCGTAGGAGCAATGCCACCAACTCTTGTGCTTGCGCAGGCGGGCCTCAGGAGCGTCGGCGCAGTTGATTGTAGCCACCACCGGGCCGACCCCCCCGCCCTTCTCGCGCTGGGGCACGATGTAGCCGACAAACTGAGTCACGAGGCCCTGGTCATCGTCAACCTTGACCTGCACCTTGACCTTCTGGTTGCTCTTGATTGCGGGCAGGGTCTCCCCGTGTTCAGCCCGCAGGGTGACCTGGCAGGTGGCACCACGCCACCTGCTGCTCACGCTTCCGCTGGCCTCCATCACCTTGAGCTGCGGGTTCCCCTGCGTCTGGACCGGCTCGCTCACCGCCGCCTCGATGTGGGCTGGGCGATATTCCTGCACGTTGTAGAGCAGCGCCCGCTGCTTCTGGTCGGCGACTCCTTCGAAGATGACCCGTGGCCGATGGACGTTCTCCTTAATCTCGTCGGCCTTGACCGTGATGGAGGGGCCGTAGCGGTCGGGGCTGTAGGGGTCATACGGTAGAGGCGACGCGATTCGCCGGTACTTCGGAGGCCTGTGAATCAGCGGTGGAACGCTCACCACACCTTTCGGGAACAGGCCATAGTCGTCCCAGACCGAGTGTCCATGCTTCTCCTCGTAGGCGGCCTGGCAATGCTCCTTGATTTCCTCATCACTCCAGGATGGATGCTTGGCTCTGGTGTCCACCAGGCAGTCCCGATACTCCTTGGGCACCCCAGGATAGCGAGGGTAGGTAAGCTCTTCGAGGTTGAAGGCCATCTTATGGCCGAGGCACCAGATGCGAATCGGCCCTGGTTTCAGCCAGGACTGGAGGACCACCTCTCCCTCCTTGTTGCGGGTGAACGGCTGCCAACCTGGGGGACGCCAGGCCCACCTGCCTTCATCCTCCTTCCCGTTCACTATCCTGCGCACCAGCAGCCAGCCGTTTATCGTGTATTCCACCACGTAAACGTCCAGCGTCGCCTCCCCTTCAGTCGGCTGACTGCCCCACCCCTCGAAGCGGGTCAGCTCCTTGACGCTGACCCCATCGTACTCATCTTCGTCCCAGGCCGCCTGTACGAGCACCGGGTAGTCCTGTTGGTCACCCTCCTCCTCACCAGCTCGCCCGGCGGGGAACCGCAGCATGTAGCTGTGCCCCTTGCCCTGCCCAAGGAACTGGATACCGTTGCGAATCGGGTCGGCCTCGTCCGGGTGTGGTGGCATATTCCAGAAGCGGACGATGAAGCAGGGGTTGATGTCATAGTTGGAGCGGACGCGACCCCACCCATCCTTTCCCAGGTTGGGCCGCCCGTCGAAGAACTGAATCCAGAAGGCTGGTGGCTGCCCTTTGCCGGTTATCCGCGCAACGTTCCATAAGCCCCGCTCACGAACCCAATGCTTGTCGCCCAGCGAGTGGGAGTAGGGAGCTACCTGTAGTGAACCCAGGTCCTCAGGATACCTCTTTGCAAAGCGGCGGGCGACCTCCTGGCTGACCAGCTTCTCGTTGAAGTAGGGGAACTCTTTCTCACAGGCTTCATAGTCCCCCCTGAATATGCACCTCTCAGTAGAGCCAGGCTCACAAGGCTCCGAGTGTTCCTCTAGGCAGTCTTGAAAGCCCTCGTGCCACTCTGCAAAAACCTCGTTGGCAAGAGCCTGCCATTCCTCAAGGCGAACGGGGTCGAAAACGAATGAGTTCGACAGCTCCATGTCCGGCGGCTGCCGACTCCACCTGCCCTTCGGAGCAATCGCCATGACCGGGTCAGGGATGTATTCGAACTCGTCGCCGTAGTCCCAACCCCATTGAAGGCCCAGGTCACCGGTCTGCTTGGCCTCCTTGACAGGTTCGGCGGCAATCCAGTCCCTACCCAGGCCGAACACGGTCTTCCGCCCGTCGCAGTCGGCCCGGTCAAGGATGACGTTGCAGGAGGGTCGAGCAGCCATGTCAGTTTGTCACCTCGACGTTGGCCCGGAGATGGGTTAGAAGGGTGGGTCCCAGCCAGGTGTTGCCTTCGTCCTTCGAGTGCCACTCGTAGACGTGCCTGCTGCTGGCCTTACGTGCTAGGACAATGAGCGTCTCACCATCCCCTTCAATATCAGCAGCATCGAAACCACTCGAATCAGGCAGCTCCCTGATGTCACCGGCGGCGTAAGTCGTCCACTCGGTCGGGTCACCCTTGCGCCGGAGGACCTCAATCTTAGTCCAGCCGATGTTAACTGCCCATTGAACCCCTTTCGGGTCGGTGAACATGCCGAGCGCACCTCCTGCGCGTGTTATCAGGCCACCAACGATGCCGGGATGGTGGGTGCCGATGTTCAGCCAGTCATCCCATATCCTGCCAACTTCTGGCGAGGCCGGGTAAGCAGCAATATCGGCCATGCAGTAAGCGCAGAAGGCCCCGTAGAGATTCCGCTCAACCCAGAAGGGCTGGTCGAAAAGGTCCCTCTTCAGATAGAACCAACCCCCGACCAGGTCGGCGTCGCAGGGCCAGCGGCCACAGTCCATGCTGTGGTGCAGCCTCATGTTGCTTGGGTCAGACACGTCCACGGCAAACAGCCCGGCAGTTCCCGGCACAATCCCCATCAACAGGTGGGAGAAGTCCTCGTCGGACCTCTGTATCCGCAGCGAATGAGGAGCACCCTGGTAGTACTTGCCACCGATGGGCAGGTAGCCCAACCGCGTCGGGTGAAGTCGGTTCTCGGAGGCGTCGAGCGCCACAATCCCACGATAGTCCCTGTCCTCCAGGCGAGCTGAGACGTAGAGCATATCGTGGACCGTCTTATCATCCTCAGCAGGGTGGCCGTGCTCTTCCTCGTAGTCAGCTTTGCAGTGGTCCTCAACTTGCTCCTCAGTCCAGTCATCGTGTTCGGCCTTGGTAGCTACCAGACACTCCAGGTACTCGCGTGGCATTATCTCCTGACCTTCCTGGGCAACGACACTTTGCCCCGCCCAGCCTCCCCACCACCCCGGCGTGAATGGGTCAGTCTCGAAGGCCACCTCTAACGCTGGCTCGACCTCCAGCGCCTCAGGTTCAGGGCAATGGAGGACGTAGAGGTTGCCGTCGTGTTGGGCAGGCATGTAGAGGTAGTCGTCAATCCAGGCGAAGTCGGCAGGCCAGTCCCCCTCAGGATACCAGACGGTCGGTGTCCAGATTTGATTCACCAACTGCGGGTCGTCAGGGTCTGAGATGTCGTAGATGGTGAAAGCCGGGGGAAGCTCACCTGTTCGCTGCAAGAAGTTCAACCCGCTGAAGGCCCAGAGGTAGTGCCCGTGAACGAACAGCCTGATGATGCAGTAGCCGGTCTCATCCCAAGGCCGAAGCGCCCTGACCAGTTGCATGTTCTCAGGGTCGCTGACATCAATGACCGCCAAGTGCTCGGCAGGTGCCTGGCAGCCCGAAGCATGGGTGCATTCGACGCCTGCCTCAGCATAAATGTAGTTGCCGACGCGGGTGATGTCCCCGTATTGACCTTCAAGCACTCCCACCAACCGGAAGATGCTCCACTCAGGGTAGCCCCCAGGCTCCCACGGCTCCTCAGGAGGCTCCGCCACCACCGGCACATAGGCTTGCAGCGGGTAACGCTCCGCAGGCTGCGGGTCCCATTGCTCCCTGAACCGGCTGGTGATGAAGGTGCACTCTGCGGGGTCGTAGCCCATGACTACCTCGCCCCCACCGTGGCCCCGTGGAGGGCATCAAGGGCCACCCGCCGCTGCCTTTCGTCAAGCTTCTCGTTACCGATGTAGACGTTGACGGGCACCGTTATCTCCGGGGGTTTCACTCCCGGCCCCTGGGCCGCAGGCAACCCCAAGGACTTTCGAGCCGCAGCTATCTCCCCCGCCGTAGGTGCTGCTCCCGCCTCCTTTTGCATCCACCTCTCTTCAGCCAAGGTCTTCCCGGTCGCACCGGGTGTGATAAAGCCCATAAGCGTCTCTCGTACTGTTGGCGTGACTGCCTTGAGTTCCGCTGTCTTGCCAACCAGGTCAGCGTACTCTTCCGTCTTGGCCTTGCACTCTGCTATCGCCGCCGCCGTCTCTTTAGCGGACTGCCAGAGCTTGTAGAACTCAGTCGCCAGCAGAGCAACACCACCAGCCAGAGCAATCCAGGGTCCTGCCGCCAGTAAGCCCGGCCCCAGCGCAGTCAAGGCACTTGCCACCTCGCTCACCAGACCCGGCAGCTTGCCGAAGAACCCTATGAGGCCCGGTCCTACTCTGACAATCCCACTCAAGGCGCTCGAAACCGTCGGCAGCATGTAGACCAGCGGGCCGAACGCCTGGCAGAATGCCCCTATCCCCAGCGCCCACTTGGTAGCACTCTTCCCCAAGTCGGTCTTCACAAAGTCACCCACACGCGCTATGAAATCGGTGAGCATGGGGAGTATCTCAGCGAGGGTTTCACGAACAGGCTCCCCGACCTCAATGGCGAAGTTCTTGAGTTGGGCGGTAATCTCCCGCCACGGACCCATGCCCTTCTCCGCTTTGGTGGCGGCGGCCTCAGCCGCAAACCCCTGCTTCTGTATCTCCTCGGTGGTCTTCGCGACAGCGTCGGCCTGCCCTATCAAGGCCCTGGCAGCAGCGCCCGCCCGACTTCCGAACATGGCCGTGATGTTGGCCCCGCGCTCCTGCGCCGTGGTCAACAGCTCGATGAGGGTCACGGGGCTTTTCATGGCCTTGGTCACATCGGCCATTGAGATGCCCACGCCCTCGAACTCAGTCACCATCTTCTTAGTCGGGGCCAGCAGCTTGTCAACCATCCCCCGGAAATAGGTCCCCGCCATGCTCGCCTCGCCGGTCACCTTGATGACCTGGTCGGTCACCGCGATGGTGTCCTCAAGCGACCAGCTGAGGGAGCGACCGGCCATCCCCGCGTATTTCATAGTCTCCGCCAGCTCATCACCCTGGAAAGACGTGTCCGCCAAGGCCCCGGTGAGCGTATCGGCTATCCGCGCCATGTCGCCGGTTCCTAGCCGGAACTGCTCCATCAGGTTGAGCATAATCTTGGTGGTCTCACCCTGTTCGAGGCCGAGACCGATGCTCGTCTCGGTGATGGGCTTGAGCATCTCCTGCATCTTAGCGATGTTGTAGCCCTCTGATGCCAGCCGCTTATACGCCCCCGCCACGTCGGTAGCACTCAGACCGAGCTTGGTGAAATCCTGCGCTTTGCAGGACTCGCGTATGGCCTCCATTTCCTTGGCGGTCGCACCGGACTGTATCTCCACATCGGCGAGCACATCCTCAAACGATGCAGCTTCCCGTCCGGCGGCAAGCAGACCACCGACCACGGTGGTGCCAGCAGCAGTCATGCCCGCGCCAACTTGCCGCAGGCTGGTGGCGTTGGCCCTTATCTTGTCACCCAACCCCTTCAGGCCGCGACTGGCCTCGTCCTTGAGACCCACTATGATGCTGACCGTGTAGTTAGCCACGTCTCACACCTCGCCTGGCCCTGGCGTCCCGCCGCTCCCGTTCAGCGGCCTTGCCCCTCTCCTCCAGGATAATGAGCCAGCGCTGAATCACCCACGCTGGCTCACGGTCGAGCTGCTCGCGGGTGTAACCACCCAGTGTTTCGAGCAGCACAAACTCTAGGATTTCGTCGGGTGGGTTCGCAACAGAGCGCCCCTCGACAAAATCGCGGGCTAACTGTCGGAACCCCCCGCCGGGGGGACTACACCACCGCTCCCCTGCTGACCGATGGAGGTGACAGCCCTCACTATCGCCCTGGCAAGGCCCGGCGAGAAGGTGTCGAGAACTTCAGGGGTCACCTTCGTGACCGGGTTCCCGTCCTTGTCCTCGACACCCCTGATGCTGTGGATGTAGGCACAGACCTTCTCCCCAACCGCATCCAGCGTTGCGGGGTCCTCGTTTGGCAGGGCGTCAATCTCCTTGACGAGCTTCTTGTATTGCCCCCAGTCAATGTTGAGTATGAGGGTGACCTCATCATTGACGGGCACCGTCGTAAGCTGTCCAACTTTCATCTCTGACTCAGCTCCCTATGAACGCGATACACGATGCGCGGTACTCTTTGCAGCCAAGTCCATTCCTCACTCAGGCCAGCGAGACTGCGAACACGTCCAGGTCGTTGTGCTCGGCCTCCGCGCTGACCCTCCACAGGACCTCGTCGGCACCACTCTCGATGGGCAGCGGGTCGCCCGCCAGGTGCAGACCGTTGCCACCTGTCAGGTCCACGGTGAGGAGCTGACCCGCCTGGGACGTGCCCGTGGCCTTGAACCCGAAGGTCGGCACCCAGTCGGCGATGAAGTTGAAGCTTGCTCTGACGCGGAACTCCACGGTCAGCGCGACTGAGAAGTCCCCAGGGTCCATCCACTCAGGCAGCCTCTCCGCGTCGGTGGCCTTCTCGTCCTCCGAGGTCTGCGCCGTGATAGCGTTCTCGACGGTGACGGTCCAGCGTTGGGTCTTGAACATCTCGTCAGCTATCAGCACGTTGCCGGTATGCCAGGCGATTGCGAGATTGCTGGCCTTCTTCGCGGCGGCGGCGGCGATGTTCACCTGCTCCTGCCCCAAGGCCATCCAGTTGTAGGTCGCCATGAATAGGCCACCCCGCTCGCAGCTCAACTCCAGCGTGTTGAGGTAGCAGTCGGACTGTTTGCGAGCGGCGTTGACATTGCCGACGACGCCACCCTGGATGAACTTGATGACAGGTGGCAGCGCCCCAACAGAGGGAGGCTTCGCGCAGTTGATGAGGTCGAGGGACTGGACAGCACAAGTGGCGTTGCCGATGGGCACGACCATGTCTCGATAGACGATGTCCTGCCCGCCCGTGCCGACATTGTGCTGCGGCTCGCCACCCTCGTAGTCGAGACCGCCGCTGTCCACCTTGTCGAAACTAACCCACGGGCCGCTACCGGCCACATCGTATTCTGCACACTCGGACAGCCCTACATAGGCCTCTACTGCCATGAGAACTCACCCCTGGGTCTCTAGCTCCTCATACCACTTGACTAGGAACGGTATCAGCTCTATCTCCCACGACTGGTCCTCCTCGTCGCGGCCCTCAACACAGGTGCTGGGACCGGGCGTCCCCGTCAACCAGTAGTCCGTCTGTTTGAAAAACATGAGATTCCTGAGCACGTTGGCCGCGAGGATGCTCACGTAGTCGTCAAGCCGCTCCGGGTCGCCCACGTATCGCGTGGCGAGCGTGACCGCCCAGACCCCGTCAACCTCCACCTGCTGGTCGCCCATGAAATACTCCCAGTTGTCAATGCCTGAGCGGTAGACGAAGACGGCGTGCCGGTCAGCCACCGACGCCAACCGGCGCGGTCCCTTGAAGACACGCACCTCTTCCGACAGGCCCTCGCTGAGGTTCTGGTCGTCGCGCAGGTTGGCGATGATGGTGTCGGTGACTCTCACGAACAGGTTGCTGGGCGGCTTGGTGAGTTCCATCAGCCCATCACAACCTCAAAGTGCCGAATGAGCATCTGGAGCATCGTCCTTATGTCGGCGCGATTCATCCCGACGAAGGGCCTGGCAGGGATGCCAGGATGGTGGACCTCGCGGGCGAAGACTACTCCTGCTGCTGTCATGAACCGCAGCAGGCTGACGTTGACGGGCCGGATGGTATGCGGCCCCGTCCCCCCATGTTGCCACGGGCTTTGCTCCGTGCCCGCCCCCACCTCAACTGACAGGCCCCGAACTACCGAGGTCACCGACTGCTGCATCCGGCGAGTGTCCTGGAGCGCCCTGGCTCCTCCTCCACCTCCGCGCCGAGCTGCCAACGTGCCCTCCGCCAGCGGCACCCAGGCTCTTCCGGCGGCGGCGGTGGCTCTGCCTACATCGGCCACTATCTCCGGCGCGGTCTCGGTGCGGAAAGCCATGGCGATGGATGACTCAATCACCACTCCGAAGTCCTGCATCACGTGCCGTATACCGGCAGGCGTGAGGCCCCGTTGAAGAAGTCCCAGACCCTCTTCAACCTCGTCCAGGCCCTCGACTCGCACGTAAAGCACTTGCCGTCTCCTTAGCTAAGGCCGAACTCACCCGCAGGGGCTTTCGTAATAGATGGCCCCGCGCTGCCCTTGACCTTCTTCAGCTTGAAGTGGGCCTCGGAGTCGGCGATGTCTTTCAGCCACCTGCGGGCCTCGCGGTCAGCATCCTTGAGGTTCTCGGCCACTTCACCAGCACCACCAGCGTAAACGCGGTAGCGGACGGCACGAAAGACGGCCATGACCGCGACCGCCTCACGCAGCTCGCGGGGCGGCGACGAGAACGGCCAGGTGTTGGGCCACCGCGACCTCAGGATAGACTTGGCGCGGTCGGTAGCGAGCCTGATGCAGCCGTCGAGCAGGTCGGTATCCTGGCGCAGGATGTCGGACAGGTCGGCGATGACCATGCAGCAGTCGGACCTGCTGCACCAGCACCCTGACCCCAGCGTCGTCTCTTGGAACGGTAGAAACTCCGATGGCATAGTGAACTCCTTCGGCGTAGGGTGGACCGTGTCAGGTCCACCCTACACCTTGGCCCTCTGGTGGCTTGCTAAGTCAGGACGGACTACGACTCCGCTCCTGCGGTCACGTCCTGGTAGACGTACTGCGAGCACGCCACCGCGACTTCCGGCCCACCAGTCCACTCGCCGGTGACATCAACCCTACCAGGAGCGTCCTTGACGGTGTCGGAGGTGTAGAAGGCCCCGAAGTGACCAGGAGGCGCCTCTACGTGAACCGCCTCACACTCCCTCATCACACGGCCTGAGCGAGTGTTGTCGGAGTCGAGGACAATCGCTACATTGTCCGGGATGTAGTTAGTCTCAACGCCGGTCAATGGGTGGACATAGGCCCCATCATCCACCACCACATCCAGCTCATCAATGCGGGTGACACCACCCTCCAGCAGCACGACAGTCTCGATTCCAGGCATATTCCCCGAAATCATAACGTTCGTGGAGATATACCTGCGAGTCACGCTGTCGAGGAGAAGGGTGTCGGCGACACACCCGGCCCTGGCAATGGCAGCCTTCGCCGCGTCTAGGTCTGCCATGATGTTCGCGAGATTGGCCTGGGCCTCCGCCTGAGTCGGCCCGTCGTCGAAGCCGTAGTTCCAGGCACCCGCCGTGTTATAGGCCTGGAGGCAGTCGTCGGTGCAGAGCAGCAGCTCCTTGACCTCGGTGTCGGAACCCTTAGGCTTGTAGGTCTTGATTCCCATCAAGGCCTCAGCCCGCAGCCACTCCCAGAACGACTCCAGGCGCAGGCGCAGCTCGCGCTCGGCGCGAGCCAGCTCACGCTGCCCACGGCTCTGCGTGGAGCTGCCAGGCTCACGCAGGTCCTTGAGGGTCTGCGCGGAGATGTGAATCCCCTCTCGCCAGGTCTCCGCGACGTAGTCCACCTGCATCAGCACGGGTGGCTCCACGAACTTGGCCTCACCCCCACGGGTGTTGACCTCCCCTCGCACCCTGGAATAAGCAAGCACGTCGTACGTCACATGATTGCCGGGTCCGGTGTTGGGCACGAACGGGAAGAACCGTGAAAGCGGAGCCTCGACCTTGGTGAACTGCTCCATAGTCCTCGCGATGGTTTTTGGTTGCAGTTCAATCGGCACAGCCATTGTTTTTCACCTCACTTTCAGTTGCAGCTATCAGACCATGTCCGGCACGTCTACGGCCACCGCACCGTGCGGGCGAGTGATGATTTGCACGCCACCCGACGCCGGGTTCCAGAGCGACAGCTCCGGGACCAGGATAAGGTCGGTGGTTGCGGCCACCGGGAAGTTCAACGCGCCCTCCTCGATTGCACCCTCAACGACCACCTCGGCGGTGGTCAGGGTGCCCGTGGTGTCGCTGGCGGTGACCCTCATGTCCACAGGGTCCCTCAGCACACCAACGGCCTTGGGCACTACCCACTCACCGCGAGTCAGGTCGGCTGCGCCGTTCTCGTAGCACTCAATCCAGTCCGTTGCGGCCACGCCAGCCGACGCCGCGACCGTGATGATGTTAGTGGTGTAGTCAACCGCCACCACCTGACCGAGCGCAACACCACCACCCGTCGCCGGACCGGTCACATCAATGGACTGGATGGTGTCACCAGCCTTGAACGGGCTGGCGTCGGCCACCGTGATGTGCGTCGCGTCAGGCACATCCGTGACCTGCGACCGGCGAATAGGCAGCCACAGCCCCTCGTCGGCATAGCCCGCCTGGTGAATCGCCGCCATCGGGGTCCCCGCCGGAATCACGAACGAGGTGTGGTCAAGCGGGTCGCGGGCCTCGGCAGAGATGTTGATTCCGAGAATCCGCTCGATGGCCTGGAACGGCGCGTCGTACGCCAACTCCTCACAGTTTCGCTCCACATCGTATGGCATCGAATTGTCACCTCCTACTGCATTAGTTCGGTTACAGGTGTGACCCTACCCCTCGTCAGTCCTCCGGCTCGTTGGCCATCGCCGCCATCTTGGTCGCGACGGTGTCGGCCTGAGCGTCGGATGCCTGGTCGGGGTCCTCCGACCCCTCCCACACCAGTCCCTGCGGCCCCCGGCGGACAGCCTGCGAGCTACAGGCCTTGAGCAGGGTGAGCACCACCTGCGCAATCGGCTGCTCGGCTTCCTCCTCGCCCCCGTCCTCCTCCGCCCTAACCAGCACGGTCACCTTGTCGTCGCGGGCGAGCAGGTACTCCAGCAGCACATAGGCCTGCCGCCTCTGCGCCGGAGGCACATAGCCCTCGCGGACCAGGTCATCCACCAGGGCCTCGGCCTGGTCCCGACGCCGCGCAACTGTCAGGGCCTCGACCTGACCCGCCAGCTCCTCGCGGGCCTTGCGCTCCTGCGCGAGCAAGCGCAGGGTCTGGTCCTGGTCATCATCCCCGGCGGGCCGATTGCCCAGCGTGTCAGCCACTACGTCGGCCCCCTCAGGCAGCCGCTCCGGGTCCTCGACACCCACAGGGTCGTCCAGGTCCGCGAGGCTCTCAGGCTTGGCCTCACCCTTGAGCACGGAGACCAACCCCTCCTTGAACTTCTCCCAACTGGACATCGTCTTCGCACCTCCTTCCGAACTGAGTTCATCAATAACCTCGGACTCAACCTCACACGCTGTCGCCGCAGCTTTCAGCCGCCGCTTGGCGGTGGCGTCAAGGTCTGAGGGTGTCCACTCGCTGCCCCGCGCCCCCCTCAGCGCACCGGCAATGGCCCGCACACGAGGGCAACTGATGGGACCTGCCTTCGTGTATCTCTCCACGCGACCCCACCTGTCAGTCTTCTCCGAACTGGTGTCGGCGTCTCGGTAAGGCAGGTGCCAACTGTCCGGCTCGTCTATGTCTCCAACTATCAGAAAACACTCAGGTGGGAGCAGGGTCTGCTTCATTGGCCTGCTCTCCGTCGTGTCGGCGTGTATCCTGGTCATAGGTATCTCACCTCTCAAAGCGTCCGTCCAAGTCTGTTTGACCTCGATGCGTTCAGGCTCGACGGTGACCTTGACGCCGTCCACCTCGTAGTTGTGGCGGTAGTAGCGGCCCTCGTAACTGACGACCATGTAGCCGTCGAAAACATCCCGCACATACGGGCCGAAATCGTCGCCTGCGTAGTCCGGCAGCTCGGCAAGCGCAGCCTGGAGTTTCTCGGACAGCTCAGAGGCCGAGAGGTCGCCGAGCTGCTGGGTGTGAACGACATCCTGAAGGTGCGAGTACTCGGCGCGGTTCAACACGATTTCCCAGGGCAGCCGCTTGACCGCCGGGTCATCCACCCAGGCAACGCCCACCAGGGCCGGGCCGATGGATTTATCCTCATCCCCACCCTCCAGGACATAGTCATCAACAGTTTCAGCGGAGAGGTAGCGCAGCTTGCCCTTCTGCATGTCGGCTATCATGCTCTCCTCGACCACCTCAAGGTCGCCGAACAGGACCCCATCCTCCTCATCGAAGCGGAGGTCGCTGAGCCAGGCCATGACCTCGCGGGCGTCCGCGTTTTCGGGTTGGCCGGTCCGGGCATCATACGTATGCCTGGCTTTGAGAGCTGGACTCCAGGACTCCTCGTCCCGCAGTCGCACGAAGTTGTCTGCCATCTGCTGGAGGTCAGCGGCGCTGTAGTCCTTCCCGTTGAACTTCCCCGGACGCATGATGGGCAGGCCCCGCACCACCTGCTTGTCGCCGTCCTTTTCATACAGGACCTCGTAGTTAGTCAGGTCGTTCAAGAAGAGGCTCACGCCTGGTCCCATCGTCATTGCCTCCATCCCTTTGTCTGCGCACCTTCCGAGCCGCTGCGCTGTAGGCGTCGAAGGCGCAGGACCGTATCCCGTCGAAATAGGCCCGCCACTCCTCCGGCAACTCGTCGTCCGACACCTCCGGGCAATCCCCTGGAGGACTCCGCTTGAAAAGCGTATGCTCCTGCGCGTCCTTGTAGCCCCTCACCATCCACGTGAAGAGGTCCCTCAGTTTGGAGCCGATGACATGCCCTCCCGACACTGAAGCACGACCCTCTGCACGATGTTCTCCGCCAGCAACTCAATCTCAGTGCGGGGCATGAAGGTCTTCCCTGCCTCACTCAGGGTGAAGTGGATGTGCCTATCCTCGCAGTGGGCCTTCAGCTTTTGCAGGGCCATCCCATAGCCTAAAGCTACCCCCGCTGCTGTGGTCAGCAGCCCTAGCAGCGCCGCAACGTCAACACGGATTGTGACGCCGTCGTCAGGGTTCACGGTGGATGGGGGTTGGGCATAGGCGTAGGGGAGTGCCACATAGCAGCCCATCACCACTGCGAGCAGCACCCAGGGTATGGCGTTTGACTGCCAGAAGCGTTGAGTCATCGTCCTTCTCCCTTCAGAGACCATACTTCGCCTTCACCCGCTCGACCCACTCGCGCATCTCGGCCTTATCCGACTCGGATAGCGGCCTCAAGAAGTCCCTCAGGTCACGCGGCTCAGGCATCGTGCTGTAGTCCACGGCCCCGAAACCTGAGAGCGGCCTCTCGTCCTCGGTAGCCCCCGCCAGCACCTCCGCCGCCGTCTCAAACTCGACCTCCTCGTTGAAGAGGATGGGGGTCAGAACACAGCGGCAGCCGAAGTGCAGCGGCAAGCTGACTCCGTCCATGTCATCACAGCGAAAACAGCGCCCATCCATATACATGCAGCGTTCGCAGGTGCGGTTGTCGCCGACCGCCGCGACTTGGACTCCCTGCACCACGGCGCTGGCGCGGTAGCGAGCCAGACTGCCGTGATTGTAAAGCGTGGCCGATTCGGTGCGAGCTATCGTTTCCCGATGATTAGTCGAGCGCCCGAAGCCCTCGGTCGCCAGGTGCATCATGGTCTGGCTGGTCGTCATCCCCTCCCGCACAGCCTCGGCCACCAAGTCGCGGCAGAGTTCGCGCCGCACCTCACTCAGCACGTGGCGCAGCGGTGGAACCCGCGTCGCGACGTACCGCTCAATGCTCTCCTCAGGGATGACCAGGTCCTCACCGACCAGCGCGAACCCCAGCGCCTCGTCCTCCACCGACTGGTGCGTCCACACCCGCGAGGGATGCAGCGCGGAGAGGACGCGCCAGCCCCGCCGCAATGCTGACTGGACCTCCTTCTGTGCCCGCGTCCAGCCTCGCGCAACGGCCTCCTCGAAAACCGCCTCAAGCGGCACAAGCGGGTAGGGCACGGCCAGCGCCTGCAACGGCGTCTCGCAGGCCCCAACCTCGTCGAAATAGGCGCGGTCCGCATCCTGGAGGACCCGCCTGATGTCCTGGATGCAGAGGCCCAGGTCGTACTGCGCCGCCCTTGCGTAGATTCGCACGGCCTCGACGACGGCCATCTCAGGCCACCCACCCGTATCGTGCAGCCTGCTCGCGGGCACGCTGGCCCTCGGCCTGGAGCCGCTCCTCGCGCTCATTCGGCTCCAGGTCGGAAGACAGCGCCAGCACGTCGCTGAAGACCTCGCGCAGCTTGTCGTGGTCGGCCTGCGGCAGAGGGTCGCCAACCGCTGTCCGGCCCGCAATTCCTCGCTGCACCTTCTCGAAGACCGAGGCCAGCAGGTCCAGGTCCTTCGTCTGCAACGGCTCCCAGGCCCACCTGCCCAGGTCGGCGGGGGGCCTCTCGATATTGTAGGTCACCAGCGGTCTGACCAACTGGTGAACAATCACCTCGCCCAGCTCCTGACGGATACCGTCAAGCAGCAGCAGGAAGAAATCAAGACTTGTCTGCGACTGCGCCCTGCTCCCATGCTCCGGCTCTCGCATAAGCAACTGCGGCGTGAGCACACTCAGGAAGAGTTGGTCGTCCCAGTAACGCAGGATGGTGTCGAAGGCTTTCCCATCCCCGGTGGGGGAGAGGGTCTCCATCTTGAACGGAGTCTGCGGGTCAGCCGGAATGCCAACCGCCATGCCCGGTTGCAAGTCACCAAAGAACCTGGTGAGGAACTTCGGCCAAGGAACCTGTTCGCCCGTGTCGGGGTCCTCGGTGGTCCCAGCCGGGCAGAGAAACACCGGCGTCGGCATCGCGGTCTTCTGGCAAAACGTATTCCAGTAGCCCTGCTGCTTCGTCTTCGAGTACCAGGCCGCCCGCGCCGACTGGAGCAAGCTCGCTCCGTACACCTGCTCTCTCAGCTCAGAGAACAGGGTGAAGTAGACGACATCAGCAACCTCGTGAGTGACCGGCTCCCCACCCTCCAGACTCGTCGGGAATTGAGTAACCCTCTCCACCCGCTTGGTCTTCTTGTCGAGCTTGATGCCATTGCCATCAGACCTGTAAGGGTTGAAGAAGGTCAGCGGATGGCAGAGGTCGAGGTGCTCGATGTACCACTCGCTCGCCGTGGTCCCCCAGGTCGGCTCCAACACCGCGAACCCGGCCCACAACGAGGACAGCATCTTGCCGACGACGGCTCGCATCCCACCCTCAACCCTGGCAAGCAGGGCGCGCACCTTCTCCTGGACCGCCTCATCATCGTGGTGATAGTCACCCAGGCGCGACAATATCAGGGTCCTGATGACCAGCAACGCCATGCGCACGGTCGGGTCATAGGAGCGCATCAACCAGTACTCAGCGACGCGGTCATGCAGCGCTGGGAAGGGCTTGTATGGCCCTACATCCCAGGCCTCCCACTCCCTCGCCCTGATGACGGCCTTCGCCGCGCCGCCCCCCGGCGTGGCAGGCTCCTCCTGGTGAGTTGCCACCAGGACCAGGCTGCCGAAGCTGTTGTCAACGGGCACCGTCACCACGCCACCCGCGCCTCCTCGAAGTCGAAATCGGCAGGTGCTGTTGAATGCACAAAATCTGCGGCCCTCACCGGGCTGCCGTGCGTCGCCGCCAGGCCCATCTCAGCGTACCTCCTGGCGTCAAGGGCGTGATTGAACTCCCGCGCCGGTGGTGCGTCGGCAATCGGGTTACCATCGCGGTCCTCGCGATAGTGGTATTGTTTCAACTCGCTCAACGTATGCGGGCAGTTCGGCTCGACCACCTGGAGCGTCGGCATGATGGACTGCACCTGCCGGATGCCCGGTATCACAGAGTTGTCGGCCTGCGTCACGTTCATGCCCGCCCGCTGCCAGGCCAGAATCGCGTTGGCGTCTTCGGGGTCTGCGTACCACATGCTGACCCCCCACTTCTTCGTCAGCTCTTGTGCCTCCGTGAGCCAGTCATTCCCAGGTTCCCCATGCGTTAGCTTGTTGGTCTCGTAAACCTCGTCGAGCCACACACGCCGCCCCCACCGGTCAACCCCGTTGACCACCAGACAACCGGGTGAGGTCGTGCCCCAGTCCACGCCGCCGACGACGGCCCTCAGCTCGCTCCGTGGCGGAGCCTCCTGCACGCAGCACTTCTCGGCGTCGAAGTCGGCATAGACAAGACCCCTGAAGGTGACAAACTCAGCGCCCATCTCCTGCCGGTGCCAGTCCGAGCCGACGACATAGGCCTCCTCAAGCGCCAGAATGTCATCGGGCCTCAGCCCTGGGTTGTCGTAGGTCCGCCAATGGAAATAGGCGTAGCGGTCGCGCCTGTCGCGGGTCCAACCGCCCCGCCCCTTGACGAACGTGTCGTAGACCCAGTCCCTGCCCCTGGGCGTGGTCGTCATCCAGGCGCGGTGGGGGTAGCCGCCCTGCTGTGTCAGCCGCCCCACCAGCACTTGCCAGGCCGTATGCCTACACAGCGCCCCCTCGTCCAGCCAGGCGATGCTGGCCTCCGTCGCTCTAATACTGTCGGGGTCCGCCGCGTAGCAGTACTGGATGTGACTGCCGTTGTGAAAAGTCACGAAGTTGTCGGCGCGGTTCTCCTCGGCGAACAGCGTCGGCGTCCCGTCCCCCCGCGTCCCCCACCAACCGGCCACCAGCCGAATGGTGGGGATGGGGCCGCCACGCCTGCGCAACATCGGGTACGTCGGCGCGGCGACCAGGGCCTCGATACCCGGATATTTCAGCAGGTGCCTGACTACATCGTAGGCGGCGACCAGGCTCTTGCCGCCTCGGATGCCAGCGACGACTCCACGATACCGCGCAGGGCTGACCAGGAAATCGTGCTGGCCCTGGTGCCGCTCAAACCAGTTACATTCAGGAGGCACCGACCCGCTCAATGTCATGCAGCCGCCAGACCTCCCCGTTGCCGCCGTCGCCCAGCGGGTCGCCCGGACCGTGCACGGGCACCGCGACGACCCTCTGCTCGGCGCGGCTGTCAGCCTCGCCCAGCAAGAACGCCTTCAACCGAATGAGCTTGTCCAGGCCGCTGGCGCTGGGCGTGCCCTCCCCAGCGAGCAGGGCGTCGTAGGTGTGCGTGATGACCTCGTCCAGGCGCTCCACCTCGGCGACGGCCCATTTCACCTCCGCCTCGATGATGCGCTCGCGGGTGCGCCGCCTTATCTCGGCAATCATCTCCTCGAACTCCGGCTCGTTGGCAACCTCGCGGGCGGAGGTGGTGTGGAGGTTCACCTCCCGCGCCGCAGCCTCCAGGTTGCCGGTCCGGGCGTAGACCGCGATGAACCTGCGCTGTTCGCGCCGGTCCAGCTCGCTCCACCAGCGACGTTTTATCCTGGTCTCGGCCATGCTCATCCGGCCTTGCTAATCAACCTATCAGGGTGCGCCTGGATTGTGATGGCGTCACCGGCGTCGCCGTCCGCCCCATCCTCGGTCAGCACCACATCTCTCAAGAGCGGCACCACGAATGCGGCCTCGAAATAGCTGTGAATGAGTGCGTCGTTGGTCACCAGGTCGTCCGTGTTGACCGCGCTCAGAATGTGCCACTCATTGTGGCCTGGGAAGGTGCCCTCCTGCACCAGCAGCACCGACGTGCCGTCCTCGTGGGCGACGGCGGTGGTCCCGTTCGCACCACGGGCGGTGATGGTGATGTCGTTGCCTACGACGTTGGTGTATGTTATCTCCTCGTCATCAATGAGCAGGGTTCCCGAAGTGGGGAAACCTGAGGCGTCGGTGACGGTGAGGGTCATGTCATCATGGGCGAACAACCCACCCTCGTTGATGGTGGTGAAGGCCAGGCAGACGAATGCGTTGTCGGCGACCGCGAAGTTTCCCAGGGTGGGGGCGTCGAGCAGGATGAGACCCTCGTTGTGGTCAACGTCGTGAATGGTCGCCCATTCGTCGGTAGGGGTGTCATCCACGATGCGGATGTAGTCACCAGGCCTGAAGGCCGAGGCATCGGCGACGTGGAGTTCGTCATCGGCCAGGCAGTCCTCCGTCAGCAGCTCAGGTGAGGTGTGGTCCTTGACGAGGATATAGTTGCCGACCTGCCAGTTGGGGGTGCCGCTGCCGATGCCGGTGGAGTTGAGTGTCGTGCCCCCCGCCGACGAGAGTGAGGTCAGCGCAGCCACGTCGAGGTCAACAAGCAGCCCCTCCCGCGCTGACACGCGAATGGTCGGGGTGTAGGTGTGGACTTTGTAGACCGCCGTGCCGGTGTTATGAGCGGCGGCTGCGGTGCCATACTGGGCGCGGGTGAGGGTGGTGAAGCTCGTGGCGGTCTTGCCCCCGTAGGCGATGGCCTCGTCGTCTACGATGATGTGGCCGGTGGCGGGGAAATCGCTGGTGTCCACAACGGTGATGGCGTCTGTCTCGTCGGAGGTGAGGCCGCCGTCGAGGGAGGTGGTCGGACCCTCACAGACCGCGTGAATGTCCGGCGTCCACGGATTGACCGCGCCCTTCGCGTCCACCAGGGCACGAAGTCGCGCCGCGCCTGCGGTTGCGGGGATGCCCCCGATGGCGGTGTGGCCGGTGGTGTGCAGGTGCGAGCAAAGGTTGGTCAATTCAGGGCATACATTCGTGCGGTCGAGCGCGCTGGCAATCTGCGCGTCGGCCCAACCCCGGTCGGCGGCGTAGCGGTGCGCCCTCCAGCGCCTCGCGGCTGCATACTGACGGATGGTGCCGTAGCCCCCAACCCCCTGGATGTGTTCAAGGAAATCAGAGAGGATGGGCTTGATGAGGGGGGAGAACTGCAAACCCTGGGCGATGTTGACATCCACCTGTTCGGCACCGAGGCCAAGGTCGGTCTCAACGTCGGGGTCGTCGGTGTCCGAGACACGGTCGTAGAAAGACCGGTCTCGCTGCGCTGCGGTGTGAACGTCGAGCCACGAGTCCGCAATCCCGTCCCACACAAGCTGTCCGACTCGGTCGGCTATCAATGGCATAACCCTCAACTCCCCATGTCGGCTCTAGTCGGCCTAACCTCAAACTCCGTCTCGGTCTGCTCGTCGGCACGCTCCGGCCAGGTGTCTTCGAAGAGGCGCGGCGGTTCGTCCATCACTATCCTCGCACCCGGATACCTCAACCTCAACTCGGCAAGGCGCTCATCGGGCGTCTGGCCTGTCGGCAGGGCAACGGTTTGAGTCCGCGTCTTGCCACAACATCCGGCCTGAACCGTCAGCGTGGCGAGGTCGCCAGTTATTTCAATTTTGACTACGCGGGCACGCGCCACGAGCAACCTCCTCCAGACCCCGAACACAAGCCCCCTTTTGTTACATTCAGCACCCGAAGACGACCCCCCAAATGCGGAAGCCCCACCCGTTATCATCAGTTGGCGGTTGATGACCGGGTGGGGTCATGGAGAAGCCCAACAACCTGTTGTTCGGGAATCAGAATAGCACGTTGAGGTGTGTGTGTCAACAGGGTGAGCGCCAAAAAACGGCCCAGGAGCGCCGCGCTGCATTTCGATGGGGCAAGGCCCACACAAGAGCTTCGCGTCGCACCACGGCCCACCAAGCGACGCCGGTGAACCCGTTAGCGCATGGCCTGCAACACGAGGTGCGCGACCGCACTCTCGTGAGCAGCGTCGCCGGTGGTGATGGCAACGCGGATGCCGTCGCGCTCACCCAGGGTGGGGGCGTCGGGCAACTCGAACTCAACTCCGCCCTCAGGCGCGGCGAGGGTGAGGGGCCGCGCCAGCGGACCCGCGCTCGCGGCGACGGTGGCTTCGCCCTCGACGCCCTCGGCGTGGAGGGTCGCCCTCGTCAGCCTGGCGGGGATGCACAGCGGTGAAAAGGCTCCGAGGAGCAGGCCAGGTGCGGCGTGGAGTGGTAGGGTGACCAGCAGTTTCATGTCGTCGCCTCCGATTCGCGAAACGTCCTCAG